GTTGCTAACTACTGGATAGACAAATATTTGAATAGTGAGAGTGATTTTTCCCTTGATTTGGGAGATGAGGAAATATGACACCATTGGAAGCAATTAGGAAAAAGTGTTTACAGTGTAGTAATTACCAGCCAAAAGAAGTTGAACTATGTCCTATTATTGATTGTCCTTTATATCTATTTAGGTTTGGCAAGAGCAAGAAGATAGAAAAGCGTAAAGAAGGTGGTGAAAGTGTTATTAAGCAGGGCTAAAGAAATAGTTAACATTGCAATGCAATATGATAATTTGGATGCTATGTCAACACTTGACAAATTTCTTATGAAGCAGTTAATGATGCAATTAAGGCAGGAATTACAAGAGATAATGCCATTCATAGAGTATTGGGCTGAACTGGAAATTGATGAAGAAGAAATAAAAAATAATTTACAAAATTTTCTATGAGGAGGAATTTTATATTAAAAATTACTGGGAAAATCAAAGAAAATGGCTATGAAATTGAGTATAAAGCAGCACAAGAAGAAAAAGTGTATATAGATATTCAAGTTGATATAGCAAGAAGAAAAGAAGTTATTGAAGCATTGAAAAAGATAATAGAATTTTTAGAAGAATAAAGGAGGTATATTATGCCTTCATTGGAAGAATACACTGAAATGTTAGAAAAATTCAAACAAAATTTGGAGGGAGTAGATAATATGACAAAGAAAAATACACAAGAAAAAGCAGTTAATACTAAAAAAGCAATTGAGCAAGAAAATGTTAAAGTAGAAGAAGTAAAGAAAGAAGAAGTAACAGAAAGAAAGATGATAGTAATATCTCAAGAAGAATTAGAAAAAATATTAGACCATTTAGAATTTCGCATTTACAAAGGTTTAGTAAGAAAACTCAATAAGATAGCAAAAGAGATAAAAGAAGTACTTAAAGAAAAGGAATGAGTGTAATGCTTAAGAAAATATGTGCATATCCTGGGTGTAATGAATTGGTTGAGATGGGCCAGAGATATTGCGCTAAACACCAAAAAAAATATGAAGAGCAGCAAAAACAAGATAGAAAAGAGAGAGATAGAGAGTACAAGAAAAACAGGCAGGATATAGAAGAGCAGAAGTTTTACAAAAGCAGGGAATGGGAATTAGTGAGAGATGCTGCAATTGTAAGGGATAAAGCATTGTGTAGGTTGTGCTTGTATGAGGAGAAAATTACTTTTGCGGAGGTAATACATCATATTATCCCAATCAAAGAAAGATGGGATTTACGTTATGACTTAAGTAATTTAGTTTGTTTGTGTTATGCTTGTCATAATAGAGTGCACAAACTGTATGAACAGGACAGAGAGAAGTATTTCCAGTTGATGGAAGCGATTAAAAAGGAATAAGAGGTGAGATACGTGTATGATATAAACTCTTATGCAATTGACTACAACAAAAAACCACAGAGACCTCAATTGTTTTTGTGTAAGCCAGAAGGAAAATGATTCCAATTGAAGGACTGAATAAGGACATAAGAGAAAGTTATACCCATATACCATGGGGGGGTATATAAACTTTAACCTGCCTTTGGGGGTCGGGCGCGCGGGGTCATTTTTTGGACAAAATCCCAATATCAGATTTTTTCGGCACTCCAGGGCTGGCTCAAACTGGAAAATTACTCAAAAATGAGGCATTTTTGACCTCATTTTTTGCTTTTTTAGGGGGTATCATTAATGAAAACAAGGCGAAATGTGGAAACTTTACGAAAACACCTCACAAAAGCCGAAATTGAGGAGCGAAAATCGCAGCAAGTTAGTGCACCAATAGCCGAAAACATCGAAATTCCAGAATTTTTGCCTGAAGAACTCAAAGAACGCTTTTTAAATTTGGCAAATCAATTGGCTGAGATAGGAATTTTTTCGAATGTGGACGCAGAAACCCTTGCAAGATATGTGATTGCACAAAAAAACTATGAAGAAGTGTCAAAAGAATTAGAAAAAGAGCCAGTTGGCACAGAAAAATACTTCAAACTCATCAACGCACAGGACAAATTATTTAAACAATGCCAATCAGGAGCATCAAAATTGGGCTTAAGTATCACCGACAGAACAAAAATTGTAGTCCAAAAGCCGAAAGAAGAGAAACCAAAAAACAAATTTGCTGAATTTTTGGAATAAAATAACCCAAAATTAACCAAAAAATCGTTAAAAATTGCCATTTTCCACCTTGAAAAAGCCAAAAATTAGCCAAAAAATCGGAAAAATAAGCCAAAATTTACCTAAAAATCACCAAAATTTACTACAAAGGAGGTGCAAAAATGCGAGATAGGACGACAGAATACGCCATGAGGGTATTAAATGGCGAAATAATCGCAGGAAAATACGTAAAATTGGCTTGCAAAAGGCACCTCCATGACTTGGAAAGGCAGGGAACAGACGAATTTCCTTATGTTTTTGACGTTGAAAAAGCCGAAAGAGTATTTAGATTCGCGGAAAAACTCAAAATAGCCGAAGGAATGGAGACAAAACCATTAAAATTATACCCATTTCAGGAGTTTATTTTGGGCAGTTTATTCGGATGGGTACATAGGGATACAGGGTATAGAAGGTTTAGGAATTCCTACATCCAGATGGGTAGGCAGAATGGGAAAAGTATATTAAACGCTATAATAATGTTATATACGTCAACATTTGACGGTTATCAATATTCGCAAAATTATATTGGAGCGACAAAGTCATTGCAAGCAAAAGTTGTTTTAAATGAAATAGTAAAATTTATTAACGCTGATAAGGATTTACAACAATTTTATAGGTTAAAGTTATACGAAAACACAATTGAGGTATTACCAACTCATTCGGTGATTATGGCTTTAGGGAGAGATACAAAGACAATTGATGGGCTAAGAGGTTATACAAATGTAATTGATGAATTTCACAATCATAAAGATAACCAAATGTACAAATTATTGGAAGATAGTACAGTTAAATTACCACAGGCATTAACAAGCGTAATAACAACAGCAGGGTTTAATTTAAATTCACCTTGTAAAGAATTGTATGATTATTGTGTAAATTTATTGGAAGGCATATTCGAAAATGATAGGCAATTTGTCTATATAGCGCAACTTGATAAAGATGACGATATATGGGATGAAAGGAACTGGATTAAAGCAAATCCTCTTGTATGCTCTACACCTGAAGGTATCGAGAATATCAAAACTAAAGCAAGTGTAGCAAAAGAAATGGGTGGAGAAGAATTAAGAAACTTCATGACAAAAACTTTAAACATGTGGGTGGAATTCAAAAACAACGAATATATCGATTTAGAAAAGTGGAAAGCATGTGCAAGCGATATGACGCTTGAAGATATGGTTGGAAAGGAATGCTATGTAGGTTTAGACCTTTCAAGCGGCGGTGATTTGACCTCAATTGCTTTAGAATTTCCTTTAAATATAGATGGACAGAGAAAATATTTTATTCATTCTCACTCATTTATACCTGCAAGGCGATTAGAAGAGCATATTAGAACCGATAAAGCACCTTACGATATTTGGCTTAAAGAAGGTTTACTAACAGTAACTGAAACGCTTGGAGGAGTTAAGACAGATTATCAATATATTATTGCATATCTGAAAGATCTAATCTCAAAATATGACCTTAAAATAAAAGCAATTGCCTATGATCCTCACAATGCGAGCACATTCTTAAACGACCTTGAAGCATTTGGAGTGGACACAGTTGAGATTGTACAAAGTGCTAAATCACTCAATGAGGCAACAATCGACTTCAAGTTAGAAGTAGAAGCAGGCAATATATTATACAATTACAAAAATAGTTTATTGACATGGAGTATTGCTAACGCAAAACTGGTCTATAACTCATTCGGTGAATGTAAAATTGATAAAAACTACAGAAATAAGCGAATAGACCCTATAGATGCCATTATAGATGCGCATAAATTAGCGATGCTTGACAAGGGCAAAGTAACAATCAATGACCTTATAACAGAGGATAACCTTAAGAAATGGGGATGGCTATGAAGCGCTTAACAGCGTAAAAATAGGAGGAAGGAACAATGAAAAAGATACTGGAACACATAGAAGATATTTTGATATTTTCTGGTTTGTTTTTGATTGTATTATCAACGTTTTTAATCAACAAAATCATTGGCTTATACGTCTTAGGAGTTGTTTTATTCGGCTTAGGAATTCACTTCACTAAATATCCTCCCAGATAGGGCAAAGGAGGTGAGAATTGAATGGGGATATTTAGACGCAGCATACAGAACAGGGACTATACACTATCAGACCCGTTGATACAGCAATTCATGGGCATAACAGACACAGCAAATATTTCACCTGACAAATTAAGAGAGGCCACATATTTTGCCTGTATGAGAATTATGACCGATACAGTGGCAAAATTACCCTTAAAATTATATCAAGAGACAGATAATGGCATTAAGAAAGTAACTAACCATTATTTATATCCATTGTTGAAATGGAGACCTAATCCTTATATGTCGGCCAGTGATTTTTGGAAGACAGTGGAATTTAGTCGCTTGGAATGGGGCCATGAAATAGTTTATGTAGATACTCAAAATGGAAAAATAACAGCACTATATCCTTTAGATATGGCAAAAGTTACAATATGGATTGACAATGTAGGCATAATAGGTAATAAGAACGCTA